GTGCAGGTGCTGGTGCAGCGGGTGCTGAAGCAGTCTGAGCCTGAACAGGGAAGTACTTCTTAATTTCATTCTTCTTCTGACCCTGCCATGTGCGTGAACCTACCTGCGCACGGAAGCGACGACCAACAAGAATCTGCTCAATCTGAGCATTTGAAGGTTGTGGAGATTGCATAAAGTATTCTTTAGGAAGACCAAGTGCGTGCATCTTGCTAAAGAAGATACCAAGTGCTCCTTGGCTTTCAGGTGATACTACAAGATTGTCCCAAACAAGACGCTTATTGTGAGCACCGCCCTCAACTTGAGCCTTGACTGCGAACATTGTCTTACCGCTCTGTGAAACCTTTGCGGTTGCTTCTACGACCACAAGGTCATAGTCGCCATCTGGGAGTGCGTCATAACTTCCTGCATCTCCCGCATCTTTAATGAGATCGCCCCAATTGAGTGTGCTCACTGCGTTACCTCTTTCGTTGTTGTAGTTGTGTCTGTTGCTACTTGTCTTGGACCAAAAATCATGTCGAGCATTCGGTCAATAGACAAATTCTCTTGTTCTACGATTGCACCAAGGCGACCTTGAACACGTTCTCCTGCTTCGTACTTGTCTGTACGTTCAACATACATACGTCGTACTCGATGTGGAGATTGCATAGGGTCCATGCTTGGCATTTGTTCGACGTTGATTGCGCCGAGAATGTCATAAAAGTAAGGTGCTTGAATCGCTAACTGTCCTTGTAGATAAGGCTTGTTACGACCATCTTGGCTTGTTCTAGCCATTGCTGTAAGCACTACTGCTTCTAGTGGATTAGTTGGATGCATGGTGAGGTCACGAATATCACGAAGAAGGCCACCCATGTGACGAAGTAATTCGCCCCATTGTTGCATCTTCATCTGCTCGCTACCAGCAATTGAATCCATACACTTAACTTGAAGTTCTGAAATTGAGTCAATGATTAGACTCTTAAATTGATGGCGTCCGAGTTGTAGCCACTGATATGTCTTGATAACTGTGTCATAGTCACGAACTGTAACTACACAAGTATCCCAAGTTCCATCTGCAACTGGTGGTTCTTCTCGCAAAGGGTCCCAGTACTTAACAACGATGGGGAGGAAGCGGTGTCCACCCTCAACATCGAGCATTAGACGTGGATATGGTGCGGTTACTGCAAAAGTTGATTTACCAACTTTTGACTCACCATAAACCATAACGGTTAAGGAGCGTTGAATTTCGCTCATTGTCACTCACTTCCTTTTTTGTCGGTTTCGTAATATGCATAAGGGTCTGACTCCTCATACATTTCGCTAATTGCTTGCTCTACGGCGCTTCCGTCATCGAACATTGGGCAGATAGCAAAAAATGAACATTTCCATTTACAATCACGGCTTGCTTTAGGATATGCATAATACGCAGGATTCTGTCCAGAATCAAGTGCAGTGCGGACTCGCATTAAATCAGAAATTGTTCCGTGAATTCGGTTCCAAAAAGAACGCATTGTAAAAACATTATGTCGAACTTCTACATGCTCATAAAAAGGTGGCTTAGCAGCTGCAGTACGACGAACTTTTTTAAGAAGAGTAAAGATTCCACCATCACTTCGCTCACTCTCGTCAACTTTTGTTGATTCAAGCAGCATGTAAGTCATAACCTGCTCATTCATATGAGCCATACTTGAAAACTCAGATAGCGAACCACCAACAGTTTTAAAGTCACGGAACATACGAACTCCGTCAGCCTTGCGACGAACACGCATATCTAACTTACCTTGAAGTTCAACCTCTCCTCCAAAGAGTGGAGCAATAATTGTTTCTTCTGTAGAAATCATTTCTAATTCTGCATCAATGCCTTCTTCAGCAACCCATTGCTCGTAGCCTTCAAGCATGATGCGACCCATCTCTGCCTCAGTCTCTAAGGTTCCAATGTCTCTAAAGTCTTGTAGTAGAAGAGACTTGTCAGCCTCAACAAGGTCAGAGTGCGCTTTAAGAAGAGGAACACCATGAGCATAATGAGCATCAAGTGCTGCGTGGATTCGTGTACCAAACGCAAGAGCGCCAGTCATGTCTTGACTGCGCGGCTTTAAACGACGGTAATAACTTAGCCACCATCTACGACGGCAGTCCTTAAATGTTTGTAGTTCAGAGTTAGATAGTCTTACAACTCCACTCATAGTTTCCCCGCCTTATCATCTGCTAGAAGTTTGAGCAGTTGTTCCTTGTCACGAACAATTTGTTCAAAGTTGTCTGATTTTGTTTCTAATACTTGAATAACTCGTTCTTCAATTGTTCCCTCTGTAACATAATCAGTAATCACAATTGAGTCGTGAATTTCTGAGCCGATACGGTGGACACGGTCAAGAACCTGACGATGATCAACTAATGACCAAGGTCGTTGAAGCATAATCAATCGTCGTGCAGCAGTCAAGGTAATACCAACACCGCCAGCCTGCGCGGTGAATAGAATCCATTTAATTTTCCCTGACTGAAAATCATCAACAGCCTTCTGTCGCTCATCTTCATCTTGGTCACCTGTGATAAGACCGTGAGCAATTTTCTTTTTTGTAAGTTCTGCACTAAGAAGATTGATAAGTTGCTTAGATACTGCAGAGACTGCTACAGAGTCATCGCCAAAGTCGCCATTCTCAATATCATCCATCAAAGCATCAACTTTGCAAGAAGGTGAGTCAAGTATTGCTCGCATCTCTCCAGTTTTCTCATCAACAACCATTGTTGCATAAGAACTTGCAAACTGAAGAAGTCTGATAGTCTGAGTAAGAATTCCAGGAGCGGTAAGCGTGTCACCTGATGCAAGTTCTGCAATCATCATGTCACGCATTTGATCGTAAGCCTTCTTTTGTTTTGTTGACATCTCAACATCACGGCGTTCATTAATAACTGGTGGAAGCCAAGGAAGCACAACTTTCTTGAGCATACGACGCATATATGGATTAACACTCTTATAAAACTCATCTTGCATCTGCGGTTTAATGCCAATAACCATCATTCCGCCAAAAGCATTAAGCATTGTGTCTACCATACGGTCAATCCACTTTGTCTTTGATGGCCAATCTTTAGGAGATAGCCAGTGAAGAATTGCCCAAAGGTCAACAACATTGTTTGCAATGGGAGTACCAGTAAGAGCAAAACGAATCTTTGCATTTCCACTAGCCGACCAAAGCGCACGACTCTGCTTTGACTTAGGGTCTTTAGAGCGGTGAATTTCATCAGCAATTACAGCCTTAAAATCAATCCCATTAAGTTCACGAAGATGTACCTCGCAACGAGTCTCTGTAATCTTCTCGTCCTGACCTCCGCAAGCCTTACAACGAGTAAGTGCTACAGAACCATATGGAGCAAGACGTGAGTGACTTCTGAGAGACTCCCAGTTAATAATAAAAACATGAGCCTCTTCTTCAAATTGACGCTTGCGCTGTAGAGAAGAGCCTCGAATGATTTGTGTAGGAAGTTCTGGCCACCACTTTGTAAACTCACGAGCCCAGTTCTTCTTTAGGGTGTTTGGACAAACAATGAGGATAGGAAAAACATCTTCCCCGTCTTCATGAAGTTTCTTGAGGGCACGGATAGCCTGAGCAGTTTTACCAAGCCCTGGCTCATCAGCAAGAAGCGCTCGCTTAGCAGTTGCTAGGAACTCCACACCTGCTCGCTGGTGAGGGAAAAGAATCTCATCACCATCAAAGGTCTCTAACTCTCTAAGAGCATTTGCTGGATTAATTCGAACAGCAATTTCATTGGCTGCCCAAGCACCTAATCCTGGGCCAATTTCAAGGCTGTCACGGAAGGTAGACCGTAGAGCAAGGCAGGTTGTCCAACTCAATGGAGCACGCCAAACCTGCTCAGAAGGGCTCCAGGAGGACCCTGGAAGGCTCTTACAGAGCTCTTTAAAGCGCCAGTCAGCATTGATAAGGATGTGCTCACCCTGTGCGTCTAGGTCTACAGATACAGCCACTTCAACTCCTTATTTGTCATTGTGTCTAGGAGATACGGTATCAGAAAAAATAGTTTTTTACTTTTTCCGAACCGTAACTATTTTAGCAGGATTCTTGGTTGCCAGCCTGTTTTAACCAATCTTAGGAGGGCGTGTCGGATTGCGTCATTTGCGTGACCTTCCCCTCCTACATGCCAAGTTCCAACCTTCCTTAGTTGAGGGTTTGGAAACATAGATTTTGCATCTACGGGGGACTGAAAAACAATTTTTTCAGGGTCAAATTCATTGACTCTACATAAGTGCTTTAAAACTCCAATCTGCTCCAGAGAGAAGGGCGCTTGAGAGTTTCTTACAGTTTGGGCAGTAATAGTAAACCGCTCACAGACTACAGAAACACTTTCTAAACTACCTAGAGAGAGTGCAATAGAGAGAGCTGTTTCAAACCACTTAGCAAACTCGTCTGCTTGTACTTCTCCAGACATCATTAATGATGGTGTCTCATCTTGGTCACCCGACCATTTAACAAGGCAGACACCCGTGGCTTTTCCAGGGTCTACCGAAATAACATATTTCATCAGTACTTATCTCCCCAAGTTTCTAGAGGTCCGTCAATCCCAGCAGTAAGTGGAACATCCCAACCTTCAGTTGTAGTCATACATTGTTGAACTAACTTCTTAATTTCTTCCGCATCTTTACGAGGTGCTTGAAGAACAATTTCATCGTGAACAGGAACAATTAGGTGCTCAGTTAAATCTGCTTGGTCTAATTTAACAAGGTTACTCTTAAAAACCTCAGCAGCGCCACCCTGAATTAGATAGTTGATGAGAGTGTAGACACGACCTTCATCACAAGGAATCTTGCGACCAGTCCATGTGTGGATATAGCCCTGACCCTCATTACGTTCACGCATTGCGCCAATATGTTCAATTTCTTTTTGAAACTTAATCATTCCAGGATAACGCTGGTCGAATGCGTCAGAAACGGATTTCATCTGAACTTCTGATACACCTGCGGTGAGTGCTTGCTTTGCTACACCCGCGCCATAGAGTCGTCCGTAAACCATTCCCTTAATAAGACCACGTCGCTTATCTGAGCGAGTCATTTCAGGTTCTTGATAAACCTCACGACCAATTTCGGTAAACGGGTCAGAGCCAGTTACATCAGAACGATTAAATAGTGTGATTAGGTTAGGGTCTTTAGATAAAGATGCAAACATACGGAACTCAACCTGGTCAAGGTCAGAGGTAATAATTACATGGTCTTTATCTTTAGGAATAAATGCACGACGAACAACGTCATCACCTTTAGGCAGTGTTTGTAACGCGGGGTCAGTGATGGACATACGAGATGTGCGAGCACCAAGAGTCTTTACAGAAGGGTGCAGGATTCCATCAACATTTTTATCAAGGAAGTTTTTAAAGTATGTATTGGCTAATTTATCTGCCTTACGCTGCTTGAGGATAGTATCTGCAAGCATTCGAACCTCGTCATTGCCATTGATAGATAGAAGTTTAAGTTGGTCTGCGCCAGCAGATTTCTGACCAGAAGGAGTAAAGTCTGTAATCTCTGCTCCAAGACTTTCAAAAAGTCGAACAATCTGGATGTTACTTGTGATACTAGTTCCAGAATATGTTTTCTTAGCCCACTCTTTTACAGACTCTGTGTACTGAATAAGTTCATCAAACTTACGCTTTGAGTATTCAAGGTCTACACGAGCACCATTTATTTCCATGCGAGTAACAATTTTTCGTGCTGCCATTTCAAGTTCATACGCTTTATGATATGGCTGACCAGGGCCACACTTTTCGTAAAACTTTTCCCAAAGACGCATCGTAAGAATTGTGTCGAGAGCACCATAAGACCAGTAAGGCTCAAAGTTAGTTGGGACAGTCCCCCAAGTCCAACCATTCTTAGTTAAATCAACATCAAGTTTGTCTTGTAGATGGGCTGCTTGACCATCAACAAGTCGTGCAGAGAGCGGTTTTAATCCTCCAGGACCTAGAGGATCAATGAGGTGAGCCATAATCATTGTGTCGTGAGCGCGTTCCCAAGGGATGTCCCAATTAGATTTGACTGCAAACCATCGTGCTTCAAATGCGATGTTATGGCACACAAGTGGTCCATTAAATTTACTCATTGCTTCATAAAAAACGCCACTCCACTCAGACCATGGAATAGCCCAACCTTGCATTCCATCACCGACTTGAACAAGTCGTATATCTCCATGCCAAGGAGAGAGAGCGTGGTCTCTAGGCATTCCAGGACGTTCGCCTGTTTCAATATCTACAGCAATTGCATCATAAGGGCGTCTCTCACCCAACCAAGAAATAAATTGTCCAGCCTTCTCAACCGAGTCGACGAGAGTTACTTGAATTCCTTCTAGTCCGTTTGTCATTTGTCCTTTTGTCTGTTTGTAGTAAATCTATTTTATGGAATCATTTCCACTCTGTAGATAGCGTCAACATTTTCATCTGTCTCTGCTGCTTTTTCTAGAAGCCTTTGCGCGACGTTAGTAAGGTATCTTGCCCCACCCTGGTCGTATTTGTAAAGTGCGTCCAAGACTGGCTTAGCATCCTCGCTCACCTGAGCCCAGTATCTGTACTTCTCAGGGAACACTACTGGAAGACTTTTTGTTGGATTGCATATTTCGCAAGCAAGGGAGTCTTTTTCTAACACATCAGATAGTTCATCTACAAGACTGTATCTCTTGACAAGCGGGCATGCGGCACCATGATAAACAAGGGACACACCAATACGAGAGAGGATGTACGAACCATTATCTGTTCGATATAAGGCAAACTCAATCCATCGAGTAGAGCCTCTTCTCCAAGATGAAGATTCGCTGAGAAGACGCCCGTTGAACTGAAGAGTCCGTGAACCGTCTTTGACTTCAAACATTAAGGCTATTTCTCAGTCTTATCTTCAGTGTTGCCATTAACTATCTTAAGTACATCTTGAAGTTGATTTATATCAGCACGCAAAGAAGCAATAGCACCTTCGTAGTGCATAGCCATCTCGCCTATACGTTGCTGTAAGACAATAATAATCAACTCTTCTTTAGTCTTTGGTGTGTCCATTTAGTAAGCGTCCTTTTCGTAGGTTAGTTATTATGAAAGAGCTGTAATTTGTGCAATAAGAGCTGTAATCTGCGCTTCTGCTTCATCAATAATTGCTTCAGCATCTGATATCTTAGTAGCTGAAGGTGTTAATGTAGCTTCTTCCTCGACAATAACTAACTCTGCGTTAAACTTATTGTAGTTAATGTTCTTAATATGTGAGTTGATAACCGAAATTTTATCACTTGCGGTTAGGTCGTAGTCTGCCATCTTCTTCTCCTTGTTTTTATTTAACGTCCTTATGACGCTAAATTATACTTTGTTTGTTGGTATTTTGTATCTATTCTAGCATGTTTCCTTTAAACGCTTGGAGAGCTTTTATTATATTTTTATACTCTTCTATGCTGTTTTGGTACTGCTCAGTCATCTCTAAGTCTGTTTCTTCTAAAAGATAATTTTCTAGAGTTTCCTGCATTAAAGTGCAAGTACGTATTTTGCTTTCAACTAGAAGACTTTTTTCTTCCCGTGTTATTTCGTTTGTCATTTTAACCTACTGCCGTTGTGTAAGAGCCAGTTCCTACAGCGTTGACTGCTGCAACAGAGACTCGAATCCATGTTGCGGAGGTTCCTGTGACACGGCCACTGACGCTTGTTGAGGCTGTAGAGTAGGGAGAGCCTGCTGTATATGCGCCCGAGCCTGCAGGAATCTGCGTAGTTGAGGCTATCCAAGGGCCTGTTTGCGAACCTGCTCTTTCTACATAAACCTTATATCCCGTAATGGCCGAACCTCCGTTACTTGAAGGCGCAGACCACGACGCAGACCAGTTTAGATTGGAGCCGCTAAGTGCCGATGTCGCAGTCAGCGAGGTAACTATGCCAGGGACAGATGCAGAGGTTATAGGTCCAATTTCATTTCCAGCTGCATACGCAGAGGTTCCTCCAGAGTTTGTCGCAGATGCGTATGCTCTTAGATAGAGCTGCCCGCTGTTGAAGTCTGCCTGAGTTATTGTGTAGGTAGCAGTTGTAGCAGAGCCTGCAAAGGCAACTACTGTCTCTGTCATAAGAACTCCGGCGGTGCCACGATATAGTCTTAAATCATAGCCTGTAGGAGAGTTGCTCCAAGATCCAACTCCAAAAGTTACAATGCTTCCTACAGACAAACTTCCGCTAGTCGTAGGAGCACTTGTATTTGCTGGAACAAGAACAACAGGAGCAGGTGTTGGACCTACTTGTGTAGAACTAGCCTCGGTAGAAGTTCCAGCGGAGTTAGTGGCGGTAGCAAACGCCTTAAAGAACTTTGTAGCATCGTCAGATGTGATGGTATATGTCCCAGAGGCACCTGTTGTAGAAGCTCTAAGAGGGTCACTAGTTAGTACAGGATTAGTTCCGTTATAAAGTCTTAGACTATAACTTGTAGGAGAGCCTGACCATCCAGTAGTTGAGTAAGTTATGATGCTTCCGATATTGTAGTTTCCAGTGTTTGTAGATATAGAAACCGTTCCGCCTGCAGGTACGCTTAGAAGAGGTGTAGCAGAGTTAGATGCTCCCGAAGCAGTAGATGTTCCATTTGCGTTAGTTGCAGTGACTGTATAAGTACGAGCAGTTCCATTAGTGTCTGAGACAGATATAGGGCTTGATGAGCCTGTGCCAGTGTTGCCAGATGAAGATGTAACTGTAAATCCAGTAATCGCACTTCCACCTGTTGCTCCTGCCGTAAATGATACAGACACTGTTCCGTCTCCAGCAGTTGCAGTTCCAATGGTAGGAGCCTGAGGAACTGTAGTTACTACAGCGTTATTGCTATTTGCAGATACTGCTCCAGTACCTGCAGCATTAATTGCTGAAACTCTAAAAATGTATGTTCCAACACCCCAAGGAGAGCTGCCGAAGCCTGTGCCACCTGTCCAGTTTGATGAAAAGACACTCCACGAAGACCCACCGTTTGAAGAAGATTCTACATAGTAACCAGTAATAGCAGAACCGTTATTCGCAGGAGCAGTCCACGAGACTGCAATTTCTCCGTTGTTATATGGTCTGCCTATAGATGTAACAGTCGCGGTAACTCCTGTAACTTGTCCAGGTGCTTTATATGTTGGTCCAACAATATTAGATACAAACGTTGCGGTAGTTCCAGTTGCGCTAGTTGCTACAACGATACATTTAAAGTATTGATTAGGAATGTCTCCTGATAAAAGAGTAAGCGTCGAACTTGTTGCTCCCATTTGATAAGAGTCTGCAACACCACCCGTGCCGTAATACCACTGATATGTATAACTTACGCCGTTAGTTATGCCAGCAACAGAACATGTTAATACGCTGTTTAATGTTAGTGACCCGCTTACAGTTACAGATCCTGTAGGAGTAATTACAGATGCAGTTCCTGGTTCAGAGGTCGCAGTACCGTCTGCGTAACCAGTTCTTGTTGTTGTAACAGTTACTGTTGCGCTTTGACCAGCAGTTAGTCCTGTTACTGTGAATGGACGAGTTGCCCCCGTCGCTGTTCCAAATGTCACTGAGCCGCCATTAGATGCAGAGATTGCCCAAGTATAAGAAGTGCTGAAGTTTGTTACTGAGCCAGTAAATCCTCCAATTGTAGAGGTGTTAGTTCCAAATGTAGGTGTAAGGGCTGCGTTTTTTGAACTTCCTGTCGAGGTACCGCTGCCGTCTGCGTAACCAGTTCTTGTTGTTGTAACAGTTACTGTTGCGCTTTGACCAGCAGTTAGTCCTGTTACTGTGAATGGGTAGTTACCAGCACTAGGTGAACCAGGTGTGACGGTTCCAGCAGATGTAGCAAATGACCAGGTATATAACGCGCTGTAGTTGGTTACACTTCCAGAAAATGAAGAGGTTGTTAGTGAAGTAGTTGCAGCAAAAGTTGGGTTAAATGCTGCGCCCAATGCAGCAACTGTAGCTACATTAGAAAATGCTTCACCAGTTCCACCTAAATTTGTCGCTATCACCCTACATCGTAAACTAGTACCGTATAAACTTACGTAGTTTGGCGGCGGTGTGTAGGTAGATGAGGTTGCACTCGGAATGTTTTGAGGATCACCTGCAAAGTATTGCCATTGATATGTGTAAATACCGTCAGCATCATCAGGACTCCATGTACCGTTGCTGTTAACACTAAACTCTGTTAATCCTGCTGTACCTGAAGTGGGTGTGATGGTGGGGGCTACAGAGTTTGCGGGAGCACGATATACAGCAGCGCTACCAGTGGCGGTGCTTGTTTTATCAGTTGGAGTTGTAGATGGTGCAGTTGCTGGTGTGAAGGTAAATGAGCCTCCAGTTTGACTTGCTTTAGTGTAAACAGTTATAGAGTTAACTCTTACCGTACCTCCGCCAGTTGACAGATTTACCTCAAAACTACCAGAAGACCCAGAGGTACTACCTACTACATTAGCAGTGCCATTTACTCCAGCAATAGAAGAACCGCTAATAGTGATACTTGCGCTATAGCTTAAAGCGCCGTCCTGAGTCCAAGATACTCCTACTTTTCTGATGTTATTCTTGTTATTAACGGTGGCAACTGCTGTAGCCGAAGAGGTAATATCAAATAACTGAGAGGTAAGTAGCGTCCCCCCATCTGCACCAGTAAATGAAGAGCCAGGTGTGACAGATGAGACCCAGGAAGATGTTGCGTTTGAACCGTTAGTCCATGTAACGTTTCCTTGATTAGTTGTTACGGTATTTGCAACAACAATAGATGAAGGGTCTCCTGGAGTAAGAGTAGTGTCAGATGTCGCAAGTGCACTTGCAGAGGGTAGCTTTGATGTGACTACGTTAGATTCGACCTCTACAGAAGTTCCTGAAGAGTTAATTGCAGTTGCAAATGCTTTAAAGTATAAAATTGGAGGGGTCGCATCGCCATTAGTAATAGTGTATGTAGCAGAGGCTGTCGATGAGCTTGCCTTTTGAACGTTTCCTGTATCAGGCGGGTTATAGGTTGAACCATATATGCGCACGCTGTAACTTGTAGGAGAGCCTGACCAACCACTGGTAGTTGCGGTAAGCAGAGTTCCTGAGTATTGCGTGCCGCTAGGAGAAAGAGTAATAGTTCCACCTGTAGGGATTCCTGGACCTACAACTGCCGTATTCGAGGAGACAGCGGAAGTCGAGCCGCTAGGGTTTGTTGCAGTTACACGACAACGAATGGGACTGTTGAAGCCACCAAGCGTAAAGAAGTTAGATGGCGGTGTGTAGGTAGATAAGTTATTAGTGCCTGGGGCAGAAACAAAAATAGTGTTTGTTGGAGGGTTATCAGAGGACTGCCATAGATATTCATACACGCCATCTGCATCATCAGGGTCCCAGGTACCATTGCTATTAACACTGTACTGAGTTACCCCTACAGATCCTAAGGAAGGAGTAATAGTTGGCGCGACGGAGTTTATAGGAGCTGGTTGTAAAACAGACACCGATGTACTTGCCGAGGTTGTAGAGGTAGAATACGTAGAGTTCGACGCGGTTACAACAAAACGATAATACGATGTAAATGCAGGCATATCTTCAGTTGTAAGCGCATAGGTTTTAGTGTTAGTTGAGCCAGAGGATGGGTTTGCAATGGATGCGGGGGAGCCTATATCGGACCAATCAGTACCATCAGATGATTTTTGAAAGACATAAGTCAAGGACGTAGAGTTTGTCCAATGACGATTTGTGCCAGTAAGAGTTGAAGGGTACGTTGCGTTATTGCGGGAGATAGTTACTCTAGACGCGATTGTAGGAGATACCGTAGATGTAAAAAAATCTGACCAAACGCTGGCTGCTGTTTTTACTCTTCCTCTTATTACATCAGACCATGTGCCTGCTGCTGTCTTAACTCTTAGTTTGCTAACATCAGACCAGGTTGAGGCTCCAGTTTTAACTCTTATTGCCATTTTATAATCCTAAGCATATTGCAACCAAACATCTCCTATATTACCGCTAGAAGAGGTAGCCGAGATTAAGCTATCTCTTATCCATATATTTCTAATATTTTTTGTTGATGAGCCCCCGACAGCTGTGTCAACTCCAATACTATTATTAAAACCATAGAAAGTTGTGCTTCCAGACATCTTAATTGCTCCGAATATTTCTGTCTGTATGCCTGCGCTTAGTGTAATGTAGTCTGTTTGAAATTCAATAATTCCATCTGATGAAGCAGTTGTAGTTGATAAACTAACTACTTTAGCTGCGGATATAGCACCTCCAGCCATGGTTAAAGTATTGCCAGTGAAGCTGCCAACATTTCCAGTTGTACTAATACTGCCAGACCCAACACCTGTCAAGCCTGTTTCACCAATCAAGAAACCATTTGTAAGGGTACCAAAATACCCTGCATTTGACTTAATCGTTCCTGTAATTTCAGCATTTGATGCAATTAAAAACCCAGTGGGTGAAACTGAAAATGTTGAACCGTTGGTAAATTGAGTGCCTGAGATAATTCCGCCAGAAATAGTACCTGTACCACTTCCAACAATGCTATTAGCACTAATTGTCCAGCCATTTAATGTGCTACCAGTTATAGTTCCAAAATACCCAGCAGTTGCTTTTATCGTTCCTGTTATTTCTGCGTTTGATGCAATTAAAAACCCAGTAGGTGAGACTGAGAAGGTTGAACCATTTGTAAATTGAGTACCTGAAATTGTACCGCCAGAGATTATTCCACCTGCAGTTCCAACAATACCTGTTTCACTGATTTCAAATCCATTTAACGTGCTACCAACATATCTTCCAAAATACCCAGCAGTAGCCTTAATAGTTCCTGTTATTTCAGCATTTGATGCAATTAAAAACCCAGTAGGTGAGACTGAGAAGGTTGAACCATTTGTAAATTGAGTACCTGAAATTGTACCGCCAGCAATGGTGCCAGTTCCTACACCAACAAGGCCAGTCGAGTTAATAGAAAAGCCATTAGTTTCAGTTCCAAAATACCCGCTGGTTCCTCGTATTTCGCCTGTGATTGTCGCACCTGTTGCTGTTAGCAAACCTGCAGCATCGATAGTCGCTTTTCCTGCAATGTTAAGTGTTCCGCCAGTAATTGTTGCACCTGTTACAGCACCTGAAAACACTGCTGCACCTGTCGTGGCGCTGATTGAGAAAGTAGCGCTATCAACGCCATCGACTGTTTTAAAACCAGCAAGACCAGTTGAATTTAAAACAACTCTTGGGCCTGATGTTGCAGATGCACCTGTATATACTGTCAAACCAGTCGCATCAATAGATGATAATTGTTTTGTTGTTGGATTCTGAATTGCATAGGCACTTGGCTGCAAAGAATTTTGTGCTGCCGTGTATGCAGTAGCAGCATTTGCAAGGGCAGTAGTAGCAGCTGCCTGAGCGGTGCCTGCTGCACTTGCGGCAGAGGCGGCGTCAGCTTTCGCTACAACCACACCAGCATTTGCTGCATCTGCTTCTGCCCTTGCTGCAACAGCCTTTGCATCTGCTGCTGCTGCTGCTGCTAATGCTTCTGTTTTTGCTGTGACAACTGCGGCATTTGCTGCATCTGCTTCTGCCCTTGCTGCAACAGCCTTTGCATCTGCTGCTGCTGCTGCTGCTAATGCTTCTGTTTTTGCTGTGACAACTGCGGCATTTGCTGCATCTGCTTCTGCCCTTGCTGCAACAGCCTTTGCATCTGCTGCTGCTGCTGCTGCAGCCGCTGCAATTGCAGCATCATTTGCTCCATCTGCTACATCTGCTGCTGCTGCTGCATCTGCTGCTGCTTGAGCTGCATCTGCTGCTGCTTGAGCTGCATCTGCTGCTGCTGCATCTGCTGCTTCCTGTGCTGCTTCCGCGTCCCCCTGAGCAGTAGGGTCAGTAATTGGATAGTAAGTATTATCATTGCCAGAGTAGATAGAAGATGAACCGTCTGTAGTACTAACAACTAATAATCCATCTTTAGGATTTTGTACAACAACATTGTTAATATCTGTTTCAGGAGTTGTTATTGCAGTACCAAAATTAACTTCATCTGCCGTAATAGTCTCGGGGGCAATGGCGGCAGCAGTAACTACTTTTCTCTGTAACTTTGTACGGACAGGGCGGCGCTCGAGGTAGCGCATACGGCGCTGGACATCAGCAAGATTTGTTCCTAGATTTTTAGTTCTAGCTCTGCGTCTACTTGGCATTGCGCCTATCCTCCTTAAACTCACTAATAAGTTCTAAGTCTACCTTTTCAGGGAAAGCAGGAGATTCTGGGACACTTACTTTGTAGCCAACAATTTTACGAACAATGACATCAGAACGTGGCTCTAAATCACTACCAATACGCATTCTTACAAAGTCATCATCAATAATAATGGTGCACCAATCTCCAGGAAGATAGTCTCCTACAGCAGGGGATAGTGAACCATTTACAGAAATACTAAATGTCATCTCTGGTGGACGAGCCTCTAGAAGATACTCTTCAGCGTAGTCATAAAGCATCGCCTCTCCTGCTTGGTCATTAGAGCTAGATTCAATTTGGTCAAGTATTGGCCAGCCAGCTCCTAATAAATCTAAAGAACTTGCTGCAGCATAAGGCTGACTTGCTTCACCATCAAGACCATCATTGTTCCCACCAACCCACATTCTGGTTGCAGCCTGCTCTGCTGACTCGTCAATTTTAAATTCAATAATATTTCCAGGGTATTCAAAAACATACTGGTCTGCACCTAAAACACTCGTAGGGTGGACTAAACCAATAAATCCATAGCAAGGGGTAGAGGGGACGTTAAGTTTGTATGACTTATAAGTGAAAGTAGTAGATGTAGGGATGCTTTCAACAACAATTGTTCCATCAAAAGCAAGTCCTACATCAGTTACAACAATCTCTTGACCTACTGATAACAAATGCGCAACCTGTGTTGTTAAAGTAGCAGTGTTAGAAGTAAGAGCCTTGTTAGTTACAATTACCTTTTGAGGAGGGGGAATAAATGGTACAAATCTAAAAGTTCTTGTAAACTGTCCATCTTGAAAGTCGCAGTCAATACGGTATTCAAAGCCGTTAATATCTTTAGTAAAGTCTTCTAAAATCTCTCCAAAGTATCTTAAATCAGAGCCTCTAAATACCTGCTGAGTGACTCCGATATATTTATTGCTTATCTGGTCTGTTACGCCAATATCAGCATCAGAGTTTCCAGAGAAAGAGCCAAATGTTCCAGCAACGGCTCTTCCACCCCATTTAATAATTCCACCATCTACTGCTTCTGCAGCGGTGTTGAGAGTGCTAAATACGCTATATCTAAAAGTTGTTGTGTTT